AGTCTTATATTTTGTCTTTCTTAAGTCTACTGCTGCAGATGCTAATGTTATTCCTGAGCGGAATCCATTTTCATCTTCTACGATAATCATGTGTGGGTAAATCTCTTTTACAACTACTCTTTTGGGGTCTATCCTTTCTCCACGTATTCTTGATTCATCCATGTAGTAAACTGCCCCTACCTTAATGTCTAAATCTTTATTCAGTTTTTCCATTGAGGAGACTTTCTTTTCTTCCTGGATCATTTTTTCACTCCCCTAGTAGTTCTTCCACAATTGCTCTGTAATCTTTTACTGCTACACTATTTTTTGAAAATGCCGGAAGTGGCTTCATTGCCATAGACGCTTTTTCTACTACAATCGAACGTCGAACCGGTGTTTTAAACATTTTAAATCCAGACTGTTCTTTCATCCACTGTTCAAACTCCAATGTTGTTTTATTCTTCTGTCGCATCGTAATAATGCCTTTAATGTGCAATTTCTCATTTAATTCACACAGATCATCAAGCTGCTCTTGTAAATTATAGATTGCTTCGTTCTCAAACCCTCCAAGTTTCACAGGGGCAATCACCATTTCTGCTGCAATCAATACATTGATAACCACTATGTCAAGTAAACGTCCACAATCACATATACAGTAGTCATATTGTTTGTCTACTTCCTTTAACGTCTCTCTTAAGCGTTCAATCTGCGTTTTTTCTCTCTCCAAACGCAATCTCATATCTGTCTGCATTAAATATCCGTTTGCTGTTATAATGTCGATATTCTGATAATCTGTCTGCTCGATAAAATAGCTTGTATCGAACCCTCCTCCGACATATCTGTGTCTTTCTAAAAGACCAGAAAGTCCTTCGCCTTCTGGATCATATCTCTGATATACCTTGGAAGTATCCCCTTGAGGGTCCGCATCAATTAAAAGGACTTTTTTCCCTTTCTCTTCTCCTAAGATATACGCAATTGTATCCGCACTTGTTGTTTTTGCAATCCCGCCTTTTGGTGACATAATAGCTATTGTTCTCATAATATTTCCTTCCTTTTATGCTCTTTTCTTATTTCTTTGTTTTTCAAGTTTTTTGGCTGCTCTCTTTTCATCACGGTTATAGTGACGCTTCTGGCGATACGCCTGCGTATCTGCAACGTCTGCCTCATTCTTACGGATTTCGAAAGTAACTCCCGTTTCTTCTTTTAACGTATTTATCATCTCTAACCAAGTAACGTAATTTTCCATCAGACATTCTGTCTTAAAATCAAATCTCTTACGAAAGCGTTCTATCCTGGATGCACCGAAGCCAAATTCATCATGTAATGTCATGGCTGTTAAGATATTTACTGTATCAATCGTATTTTCTTTGATTCTTCTAACGCTCTCTTCTAATGCCGATGGACTTATTCCTACAGGAATTCCTGTAAGTTTGCGTATTTCAATCTCTTTTTTTTAAACCGTCGATTCCTCTTGTCTGTGCGATTCTATACGCCTGCGCCATACCTTCTTGTCTAAGTCTTTCCTCTTTACTAATCCTTGCCATGTTTCTATAATCCTCCTTAATCCTTTTGTTTTCGCAATCTCGTATATATGTAAAAGCGTGTATTGAAATCGTTATAACAGACCTTTGCTGTTGTAAAATCATAGTCTGGATACCACGCTTTCATCTGTTCCTTAATCATGTTCTCGTTTTGGACCATCTTATTGACATAGTGTTCTATCTTTCTATAATTTCCACTCTTTGCCTGCGGCCGTTTATTCCTTACTATTTTTGTTTCTGGCTGCTTTAATCCCTGTGATGAGTTCCACCGCTTCTCCGAACGAATCCGGTCTTTTTCCTTTACGATATAGTTCGCCATGCCAGAAAGTCCATTCTCATCCTTTTCCAGTCTTCTGATCTGACTACGTTTTCCGTAGTTCCATGTCTTTTCTACCGCGTCCCGGTCAAGTAGTCCATCCATAATAATGTGGTGGTGCCATCTGATTTTTGCTGTAGGATTATATTCAGTGACATAGATGTATTTACAATTAGGCAGGTTAAACTTCTTCCTTTTGTAATTTAACCTTCTGATAAACTTCTTTACGTTCTTTAAGGCTGCATCTATATCTCCATCGGCAGGAAGGTGTGCATCGTCATATGTAAAAGTACACCAGAGGTCATTGTCGTCAAAATTGGCATTGATAAGACGTTCTACTCTTTTCCTTGCGTTCTTATCGTTCAATCTTCCCTGTGCCTGGCGATTGTCCTTCTTTATCCTTCCTTCTTTTGGGATATCTTCTTTCTTGTCAAAAAGAGGATAGATTTCTACTTCTAACTGTTCCCCTGCTTTAATAGTCTTTAGAGCATAGTTCGTCTTTGTGCGTTTGAATAGCTGTTGTGTCATCCATTCTTCCATATCCTCTAAAGATTTATTGTAAGCAGACTCATAGTCATATTCTAACAGATGCATTCCCCTATTCTTTTTTCTCTTATCCCTCTTTATCTGACACTTCTTCATCTCTTTACCTTTACCTGTTATATTTATTTCAACGACTTGTTATTATCTATTACGAGGACGGTAAAAGCTCTAAAAGTCTTAAAAAAATCAGAACCTTCACGGATTTTATAGCTTGTTTTTTCGTGTCAGATTTGATATTATGAAAATGAACTTTTTTCGTAAATTATATTTTGACACTGGAGAACATCCGCTGCATTCGGATGTTCTCCTTTGTTATGTTATTATGTAATCCTGTCCGGTTTCCGCTGCTTTTTTTCTGGCATAAGCTACCGCTTCCACATAATCTCCATAAAAGCACTCTAATTCCATGTTTGTCCATCTGATGATCTTTACTTTGCTTTCTTTCTTTTTATCTTGCATTACGCTGCCGATTCTTCTTTTTTGTTTATCTCGACAGTAACTTTCACGTTTTCCCGCTCCGCTATAATCGATGCAATCGTTTCATGCAGCCTTTTTATATTTTCTTTACTCATTTAAATGTCTCCCTTCTTCTCTTATTTTCAAAATTGTTGATTCGCCCATTGTTTTATTAAATCCTTCTGTAAATAATTTTAATGCAAGCTTTCTACCTTTTTTGTTATCCCTGTACATCGTATCAATCATATCTCTTACAGCTATTCCAAGGTTAACGAATGTCTGCATTTCCATTTCCGATTTCTTTGATATTTCCAACGCTGTTGCACCTTCTTGCTATCATTTACAATTATCGTACTAAACATCGTTCCTCCTACTTTCTTCTTTCCTTTGTTAATAGTTGCATCACACTTCTTTTCTTTGTCTCCTGGTTACTCCACTCTGCATTACTACGGGGTTGTGACCGCCTGGCATCCCTGCCGCCTGCATTAGAGTCTCCCGGATGCTCCGGGAGTGTTCTTATTCTTTTATATCAATGATAATCTTGTTGCTATCCGTCCAAAGAAATCCTTTTATTTTTGACAAATAGTATGGGTATATTCTGTCCTTCCACCATTCTCCCTTTGCCAGAATTTTATGCTGTTCGTTTGGTTAACTCCGTATCGTCTTCAACCATTCTTGAAGCTATTAAATCTATCACTGCCTTTTGCATATCTTTTCATATAACCTCTTTCCAACTTTCTCGGCCACTTGTTCTTCGCTATCTTCCGTTATAGAAATCTCGAATATAGGTCGCAGATCTTCTTTTGCTTCCTCTGGTAAGCTTTCTTTCAGGCTCTGTACAATCATAGAAAACTCTAATAACTGATCCAGAACCGTTTCTTTAAGTTCTACACTCATTGTCCTTGTATCTGCTTTAATCATTATTTTCTTCTCCTCCATATATCATCCGAAATATTTCTCCAGATAATCTCCAATCATCATCCACAGTCATTCTTTCACCTTCTCTTCTAACCATTTGATTCCCACACCATTCCAACGAATTTTTGGGATCAATACTGTTGATCTGCTCGTCTTTAATACTTCTTTTCCTGTTTTATCTGTGCAAACGACAAAATCTGCCTGACTTTTCTGTGCTGTATATGCCACCAATTAATCCCTCCTGGTTGTCTTTCTTAGCTTATGAATATTTTTTTAAAATTCTTCTCTTGCTAATCTGTTTAGATTCTCCCGAAATTCTCTGTGTACAAAGTTCGGTTCAAGGTTTCTCCTGGATGCATATTCCATGAGATTTTCCCAACATTCTTCCGCTTCTTTTTTAATAAGCTGTTTTTCAAAATTAACATCAAATGGGACATTCAACATGCTTCTTTCTTCTCCTTTAAGAACTTAAGTACCTTATTCCATTCCTCGCTTTTCTCTTGTAATACTTTTCCTAATTTAAACATTATTTTCTCCTTCCTCTTTTCCATTTTTCTCAATCTGTCTTCTTATTTCTTTTCTTAGACCTTTAATACAGCAAACCGTTGCCGCACCAATCTTTACATTAAACCAGCTACATTCTGTACAAAGCTGTCCTAAACCGCCTGTGTCACAACACGCTTTGAAGTCTTTCACCATTTCTTTTGACGCATGTAGTCTCACTTCTACATGCGGTGCAGGAAAAATTTTAATTGTTTTTTTGAACACTTTTCTTCCTCCTCTTTGATTAATTCTTCAAGATATTCCATGCATTCGTTATATCCCTCTCTACTTCCCGAACGGAAAATTATGTGAAAAGACACATCACACAATCGTTCTTCGCCTTTGAAATATTTTTTCGGTTCTGCAAATACACTTATTTCTTCGTTATTAAGATAAAAAGAAACATATTTTCCTTTGTGTTGTGCTTCGATCACCTTTTCGATCAAAGCTAAAACTTCCTCCG